CCGGTGGCAGTTAACGCAACAGACGCTGAACCATCAAACGCCAAAACCTCAAGGTCGGCCATCTGCTCAAGCGTGCCAAACGTATCTAGCTGCTCAAGCGTACCCCAATTGTCTAGCTGCTCTAGGTCAGGGTTCGCCCAATCGACCTTAGTAAGCAGTAACGCGCTGTCCAAAGAATATGGCAGCGCGTCAATGCTTGACGTGAAGTTGTCTAAATGCGGGGTGCCTGTCGCCATTACCGTTCCTAAGCTGCGGTGATGTCTAAGTCACCTGTCGGTATTTTCAGGCTGTCACCAGACGCGATTGTCTTGGCAGTTGTGAACGCACCGTGGATAAGCAGGTTGCCGGAGCTTGCCGCATCGAAGATGCCGAAATGCGAGACTGAACCCCAAGAGCCTGTGGCTGCGCTAAACTCAACCGCCGCGCTGTTTGAGGTTGTGCCAGACGCTGCCGCGCTAAATGTAGCCGCCACGCGGCTGTAGTTGTTGCCGGTCAGCTCAGTGCCGCTGTTGTCGTCGTTAAACGATCCAGTCGAAAGACCGACATACACAGCGGATGGCATTGTATAAGACCCCACCGACAATATGTGGTCGAGGATTTCGTTCTCAAGGTAGTCACTCATTGCACTCATAATTTAAGTCCCCGCAGCTTGCGATTGGCGTTGATAAATACTACTGATTTGAAGGCTTCCGGTTCCGTAATGGGCGCGTTGATTATCAACCTTGATCTGCGCCAAAGCCTTATCAAATCGAGCCATATACTGAGACGCCCTAGCCTCATCAAGAAGGTAAGCATAAGCCTCAGCGAGTGCGCCGTAAAGGTAGGCGTCGGGCGACCGGCTCAGGATTGTGTTTGTGAGGTTTGTCGCAGACAGCGCTTCGATTGATCCGATGTAAATGATTTCCACTTCATAAGCGGCATCAGGCACAGGGCGCAGCTTCATCTCATCGCCCACAATGCTGTAGCCCTTTGGCTTTCCGCCGCCCTCTGATGCGTATTGCTCGTCCAGCGCGACAGGGCTGTAGTATCTCAGCACGGTCAGCGGTGCGGTGTTTAGCTTTATTGCGCGAGCCTCACGCAGATCGGTTGGCAGCGCAAGGTATTCATTGCCCGACACAGTGTTTGCAGTTACCCGCTTTTCCTGACTGCGTGTCTCCAGCTCTCGGCTCATAGAGGCTTCAGCCAGCGCAATAAAGTCAGGGATTTGTGCGGTCAAATCAGAACGCGCCAAGAAGTTGGCTATGGATGTCTGCAAATCTGTATAGGTCGCAATTGCCATTAGATGTTACCGCCGCCTGTTCTAAAGTCTCGGTTCTCGCTATTATTCAGCCAAGCCTTCCAGCCCTTTGGGTTTTGGGCGGGCGGGCCTAGTGTCTCTAGCAGGTGATTATACACGACATTTGGTATTTCCGCCACATGCTGTATATGACGCTGGGTGTTCACCGTAGCGTTGGGCCGGTAGTCGTTATTCATCTGCTTATTCAGTTTAATCAATGTGTCAAACCTCTGGGTCGTCTCAATGACATCAGTGCCGTCAGATTGCTGATCCATAACCACCTCTTTGGCGGTGTGAGGGTCTGTGTATAAAACTCGTTTCATGTTTTTCCCTTATGAAAGAGAGGGGGCAGTTGCCCGCCCCCTCAGTTTTATTATGAACCGTTCAAGTCCATAATCATTGCGTGCGCCTTAGGCGCGGTAGGCTTCAATGCCCACTCACAAAGCAGATGCGAAGTCTTTGCATCGCCGTCCTGAGACAGTTCCTGCTCAAGGAAGTTACGTCCGTTCAGTGTGCAGATTGACACAAAGTTTGGATCAATCAAGAACACCCGGTCGTTTCCAAGTAGCCGAGATGGAACAGCTTGCACAGTACCGAAGTCGGTCAGGAAAACACTGGTAGACCCGACGTAGCTGACTTCCTTAGCGGCAGTCATGTTCACGTCGTTGCTGACCAAGTTGCCAGTGGCTGACAGGTCTGAGAAGTTGGCACGGTTTGTGGCCGAGGCAACCATCAGCTCAGGTGAGCCGCCGTCTGTCCAAGCGTCCTGCATCCCATCTTCGATGAGTGCAAGCGTTAACGCCCGGTCGTCACCGCCAGTGATTGTGTCAGTTCCGTCGCCTGTGGCGAAGGCACCGGCAGTCGCACCGACTGAGCCGTTTGTTAGCCAGCAAGTCAAAGACGCTGACTTGCGTGGGTCTGAGCCAGAACGTGCAACGTCTGTGTCACCGATTGCTTTTTCGATGTCACGGCGTAGTTCGAGAGCCTTCAATACCTTCTGGTAGTTATGCTCGCGCTCACGTCCGGCGCTATCGACAGCGTCGAGTGTGCCTGATGTTGCAAACACCTTCTTTGAGATTTGGTGATAGTTACCGATCCGTGAAGTTGGTGTCGCCGCAGCAGTAGCTGTGGTTGCACCTTCGTTGTGGTAGTTAGTAGCAGACGCAGCGGTCAGCTCCTGAACTTGCCATTCGACGAAAATGCCGTTTGAGGTTTCTTTTTTCACATTGGAAAAAATTGGAGTTTCTGCCGGATCAATCCGGTAGATGATGTCAGCGAGTTGCTCTTTCTCACCGACAGCGTTTTGGGTTGTAAAAACAGCCATTGTTTTGTTCCTTCGGGTTATCTACCCATCAAAAGTTGTACAGCAGCGTCAACGGTGCCAGCCTTTTCAAACTGTTCACGCGCCTTCCGCTTTGAACGATTAGCAACTTCGCGCTTGGTTGCCGGTTGCCCTGCCTTGGCCATCTTCGGTGCTTGGCGAGTGCGCTTTTTGGTTGTGGGTTTCTTTTCCATTAGATTATCCCACTTCCACGCTTTATAGAGCAGCTCAATCGCGCGTGCATCGCTCGCGGATGAGATTTCTTCCTCGCTAAACCCGACACGCTTCTGTGCGTACTTAATGACTTCTTTCCGCTCAAACTCGCGGGTCTCGTCATTTTTCCACTCAGGTATGCGCTCAAGCATTTCGACACGTTGGTTAGTGAGGTGCTGCTTTACTTGCGCCTCATGCTCCTGTGCCTGTTGATGGGCAATTCTCTGACGCTCTGCCGCCACTTGCTGGACTTGCTTTTGCTGCTTATCCCACTCGGTCTTGGCAAAGAAAATGTCGTCAGTCGAATAGCCCTCATTCTTCAAGGCTGTCCAGTCAGGTTCCTCAGTGAGGTTTGTCTGCTGGAGTTGGGTTTGCAGTAACTCAAGTTGCTGCGCGTAAGCGTCTCGGAGCTGTTTTGTTTCTGCTGCCTCAGCAGCAAATGCCTTGCGTTGCTCGGCCAGTTCCATTGAACGCTTAGTAAATGCCTCCTGACGTTGATACCCCTTGAGAGCCTCGTCGAGATTGACTTCGACCTCAACGCCATCCACCTTTACGGTGTACAGCGTCTCAGCGGGTTCCTCGACTTCAGCCTCATCGTCATCATCGTCGTCGAAGGCATCTTCGCCGTCGTCAGCCTCATCGTCATAGTCGTCATCTTCGGGGGCGTCCTGCGCCTGATCTTCGGATGAGACTTGCGCCTCGGCTTCGGGCTGTTGAGGCTGATCTTCAGCCTCATTTCGCTCATCTGTAACCGTATCCTCAATGGGAGTGTTCAGAAGGCTAATTGCGTCGGTCATTGAAATGTTGTCGGTTCCGTTTGGAGTATCGACCATAATATGTCTACCTTATCTTGTTTAAAGTGGCTCGCCGCTTGAACTCATCAAGTTGCGATTGCGCCATCTTACCATCCGATATCACCGTTTGAAAATACCCCTTTAGGGCATCAAGGTTTTGGCTTAATTGATAAATCTGTTCACGGTCTTCGGCATCGCTGATAGCACTAGACCGCCACGCTTGTATAAATTGACGCTCTAAATAGTCAAACGCCTCAGTTAATAACTCATTCCTAAGCAGTGCCTCAGCCTTCTCAGCCCTTAGCACCGCATCCCTCGCCTTGCCTTCGTTCATGTCTTCCCTAACTTAATAACGTGTAACCTGTGGTTGGGTATGGCTGGTCAAAATATTGTGGGCGATACGCGCCCTGCCGCCTAAACGCGAGGTTAGCATCCGTAAACTCTGACGGTGCGCCGAAGCCTGCGCCGTATTGCTGCTGGAATTGTGGAAGGCCAGTTGGTGCCTGATCTAGCAGACCCATCCGTGCGTATGCGCCGGGGGGATAAGTTGCGGCGCGTGTGCTTGGCTGGTCTCTGCCGGTGTCTAGGCGGCAAGCCTGCAAGTCAGGGTCAAACATATAACCCTCATCGCATTGGCCGGTCTCTGGGTTTACTGGCTTTACTTGCTCCATATCTCCAAAGCCGCTTTCACCGCCGCCTGCGTTGTATCCTGTTTCTGGATACCCTTCAACGACGTTTCCAGTGTAAACCTCACCGAACCCAAATGGGCCTTCATTAAACACGCCTTGTATTTGACCCTGTGGGCCGAAAAACGCGCGACCACCAGCCCCAATACCGCCAGCTATGTTTCTTAAATTAAAGTTGCCAAGTGCGCCCATTGCCGATCCCAAAAAACCGGGGATGCCATAACCCCGATCAGCTTGGCGCATACGATCCTGAATCTGCTGATTTGCCAGCATTTGAATTTGAGCGTTAACGTAGGGAACAGACGTAAACTGATTAGCTCCCTGATTACCAGCCCTTGTTAACTGACTAACAATATCAGCTTGAACTTGTTGCGCCCTATCTGAGCCACCGCCAGTGCCTAGCGTGTTATATGCTTGAGTTTCGGTCATTCCACCAAACTCAGGCGTACCAAACTGCGCTTGAGACTGACCGGGCGACATACCTAAGTCGCTATAACTGTTGCCGCCGTCATTGCCGCCGTCATTAGATGAGCTGGCGTCATCAGGCCCCATACTAAAATCGCCCGCGCCAGCCTCATCGTCATCTGTGAAAAACGCAGGAATACCCATTGGCCCAGGCTGACCTGCACCGCCATTAGCCATAAGCATTTGCGCTTCTTCGGGCGTGATGTAGGCTAGTAGGTGATCTTGACCGCGGATGGTTGTGTTACGCGGCGGCATGATTTTGTTCATCTTGGCCATCTCTATGCCCTCGGTAGGTTGGTTGATATTTCGGCGTCGGTGACTGCCTTGGCGACACGCAGTTCAGCCTCAGCTTGCAGCTCCTGCTGGCGCATCTGCAATTCCATCTGCATCTTCTCGCGCTCCATCTGAAGCTCGGCCTGCATCTTCTCACGCTTCAGCGCAATGTCAGCCTCAGCCTTTTGCTGCGCGATCTGGATGTCGGCCTGCGCCTTCTGCTGCTCTAGCTGCAACACCTGCTGCATCTGCTGCTGCTCAGGCGTAGGCTGCTGCGGCTGGCTGGCTGCCTGCTGTTGCTGTTGCGCCAGAATCTGCGTGACCTGCTCAGGCGAGTTAAAGAACAGGCTGCTATCCTTAAAGCCGCCAACCTCAGTGATTGAACGCAGGGTGTTAACATACTGCTGCGCCGTCACAAGCGGGTTGTCCTGACCTAGCTGCATCAGGATTTGCTCTTGCTTTGACGCGATCTGCGTCAGGAAGGCAATCTTTGTCTCGTCGTCAGTCGTGCCTAAGCCAACCTGCACAACGGTGTCAAACTGGCTAGACCACTCGGCTGGGTTGATCGGCACAAAGTTATTACGCAGGCGCACAATCTTTTCTTTGTTATCGTGCTTTAGCACCAAATGCAGGATGCCCTTAAACAGCGCCTTGACGCCTGTCTCTGCCATTGTTCTCGCATATGACTCCAACTTAACCTGAGCGCCGCGCACGGTCGCTGAGACTGCGCTGGCGGTGCTTGACTGTAGGCTGTTAGCGTCAAGCCCCTGAGATGCACGGCTCATCCCGGTTCTTTGTTCTTTTACTGTGTCGAGATAATCCATTAATGGGCGGATTTCGTTGCCGACTGACGCGCCGGTCAGGGCTTGGATCATACCCGGTTGCCGCGTGCGGATTACACCGCCGGGCGAGCCATCGAGCAAGTCATCGAGGTTCACCTGACCCTCGACCGCAGCAATGCGTGGCAGGGTAGATGAGTAGACGCTGTCGAGGTACTGCCGCATCAGCGTTGACTTAATGACCTGCAAGTCCTCGGTCATGTCAAAGATGCTGCGGCCAATCAGGCGGTGTGGCATCATAATCGGCGACACGCACGCGAATGGGATGTGGTCAAACGGCTCATTGTGCAAGATGTGCTTGCCCTCAGCGCCAATCGCGCAGATGCGGCGGCGCTCGGCAATGCCGTCGCCGTCGTAGTCCATATTGATGATGCACTCATAATAAAGCACAGACCGCAGTGTCGGGTCTGACGGATCGACCGGCATTGACGACTCTAGGTCTTGGAATCTGTTGCTGACCTCGCGGTCGGTGTCCAGCTCATTCTCTCCGGCGTACTGCTCGACTTCCTCGCGGTCGTATCCCATAGCCACAAGGTCTGAGACAGTCATGTTTGTGCGGTGCGCGATAAAGTCAGCATCCTCAAGCGAACTCGCGTGGCGCGATACCAAGAACTCCTCAGGCGGAATGTTGATGATTTTGATGTCACCTTCTTCGCGCTTGATGCGTACAGTCAAATCGTACTCTGAGCGCAGGTCTTCGGTCTCGCCGGTCTCGTCGTTATACATGCTTTCAACGACAGTCTCCGTCTGAGACACAAGCTCGACAGTCGGGTCGGCCAGCAGCATTGTCAGTTCTTCTTCTGACAGGCCGCTATATTCTTCCTCGTCTACTTCCTCGCGTGTCTCGTAAAAGAACTTTACGACACCCAAACGGAATAACAGCGCATCCTTGAAAAACGTGTGCAGGATTTGGTAGCCGGGGTTCTGGGTGTTAAGCACATAATTGACGTAATCAGATGCCTGCTCGGCTGATTCCATATCCTCGGCAGTGCGCGGGCTAAAGCGAACATACTTATCGTTGGTCGTAAACACCCGCATCAAATTAGGCATGATGGCCTCAACGGTGTCGGCAACCTCAGTCGCAATCACTGTTGAGCGACCGTCTACCTCGTTTCCGAGTGGCTCGCCCAAGTACATATCCAAGGCGCGGAGCCGGTCGGTCGTATACTCGTTGTCGAAGTGATTGAGCGCGTCGGTGATCTCACCCGACACGATGCTGCCCAATTGGTCGTCGTCCATCTTTTTAGCCATTTTTCCTTGCACCTTTTGCCGCGCGTTTTGGCGCACGTTTAACCTTGGACGCCGTCTTTGGCGTGCCGACATTATCGCACACTTCCGCTTTTGGTTCTAGCGGGGGCTGCGGGCGTCTTATGCGGCCAACAATCGGGCGTCTGATGTTCAATTCATCTTCGCCTTTTTAATGACCTTCTTGGCCGCAGCTTTAATTGGTGCGCCGCGCTTGCCAGCGGTCTCGACTGTGCCTTTGCTGGTCTGCACAAACTTAGACGGAGCTGGCTCAGGCGTCATGTCCGGCACAGGGTTTTTGCCCTGAATACAACGCTGCTTGATTTCGCAGCGGCCACGATATGGGCAGTTATCACAAACGATCATGCTTTTTTCCTTTTCTTTCCAGAGGCAGTGACAGACCAACTAACCCTTTTGGGGCCAGTCTTTTTCTGCGCCTCTTTTTTGGTCACGCGTCCGGCGACCTTCTTTGGGCGGCACGCGGGGTATCCACGCTTTTCACCGGCCTTGCGCCCACAGGGCTTGCCGGTCTTAACGTCAACCCACTTCTCGCCAAACCACTTGCCGAGACCAGCCTTAGGCTTTCGCTTTGCTGCCACGTTTTG